ACAAATTTAAACGAATTTTTCTATTGACTCTCTAATACGAATCATGTATTCATATAGTTGAAGTTAGTGAATAAAACTTAATAGGAGAATATCATGCACAGTAAAAAAGAATATAAATTTAATTCAGAGGCAGATGCTCAAAAGTTTGCTGATGCCGAAAATCAATCGTATGATCCTAGTTGTGATGTTTACATTACTGGACCTTTCTTTGTAGATGAGTCAAACACATTTAAAGATATGCCATGGGTTACTGATACTAAAACATACTGGCATGTTGGAGTAGAAGTTTACAGATAAAATCTGTTGACAAAATGTCCCATATATGTTAGTATGGGACAAACTTAAACAAAGGATATATTATGGAAACTAAAAAAATTAGACCGCGCCGAGAATTTCCAGTAATGGCATTAATCAATAAAATTGGTGATTGGCATGAAAATCGTAATTTGATTGATGGATCAAGTGACAAAGACCAAGTTTTGAAGTTGATGCAAGAGTTAGGAGAATTGTCGGATAGCGTTTGTAAGGGTAATGATATTCGTGATGATCTAGGTGATATGATGGTTGTAATGATTAATATTATGAAACGTAATAATATTACTATGAATGAATGTTTAACAGTTGCTTACAATGATATTAAAGATCGTAAAGGGCGCATGGTTGACGGTATTTTTGTCAAGGAATCTGACTTAAAGGATATGTAGTGTACTCGCTTACAATATTCAAATCTATATATGATAACAAAACCCACCGTAGAATGAATTTCTCGCGGTGGGAAGCCTTTAAGGATTTCCTATATAAATTATCAGAACAAAAAATAGAAAGTAAAAAAGATGCTCAACTTATATCACCTGCTACTTACTTATCTAATACGACTAGGGCAAACGCGAATGTGGTTAATTGGGCAAATTGGACTGCTGTTGATGTTGATGATCATGTCTTTAAAGGAAACTTAAAGGATGAGTTATTTAATCGCTTTGGCGATTATACCTATATTTGTTATAGTACCGCTAGTAGTTCTATTGACCATCCGAAGTTTAGACTTGTATTCCCACTCAGTAAAGAGGTTGAAAATTCTAAAATTCGCCACTTTTGGTACGCTCTTAATAAAGAACTCAGTGAAATCGGAGATGGGCAAACAAAAGACTTATCAAGGATGTATTATATCCCTGCTAATTATTCTAATGCTAACAACTTCATATTCAATAATGTTGGTAGTGATATTGATCCTGAAAAATTAATGAGTAAACATTCATATGAAGTGAAAACTGGTAGTAGTTTCAAAGACCGTATGCCAAAACACATAGCAGATAGAGCAATTGAATATGAAAAGAATAAATTAGACAATACTGATGTTAGGTGGACGGGATATAGAGATTGTCCATTTGTGAATAAACGTCAGATACATGATTGGTTTGATATTTCTGGTGTTGACAATTCTGGTAGATATGCTATGATATATAAAATTATGGTAAGTACTGCAATGAATGCAATAAGTAGAAAGTATCCAATAACATCATTTGAGTTGGAGCAACTGATAAGAGAACTAGACAGTGAGACTTCTAGAAAATATGAAAAAAGACCTTTGGCTGTTGAAGCCGATAGAGCAATAGAATACGCATATAGAAACGTGTTGTAAGGAGTTTATGTGATAATGGGAAATAGTTTATTTGATGACGATGATGATCAGTCAACATCTGAATGGACAGATATGCCTGAGTTTGTCCAACCAAAGCAAGAAGAGTTTGCCAAGGTTATTGTTAGATTTCGTAATGAAGAAGATTTGAATGAGTTTCAAAAATTGATTGATCAAATCGTAACAACAAGAACAAAGAGTATTTGGCATCCAAAATTGGTTAGAGGTGCTACACTGCAAGAAGTTTGGGTTGATGAGTTTTTTGATGAAGAATAATTACCCAATATATGTGGTATCCAAAAATAGGTGGGAGAGTCGTATGACTATGAAGCACCTTGATTGGATGGGGTGTGATTATTATATTGTAATTGAACAATCACAGTGGAATGAGTATGCTGCAACTTGTGGTAAAGAAAGACTGTTAGTTCTTCCACAGTCATATATTGATGATTATGATACATGGGATAACTTGGGTGATAGCAAATCCAAAGGCCCGGGTGCTGCGCGAAACTTTGCTTGGGATCACTCAATAAGTAATGGTGACAAAAGACACTGGGTAATGGATGATAACTTTGAGGGGTTTTATCGCCTCAACAGAAACCGAATTTTATTCTCTAAAACTCCTAGAGTTTTCTTGGCTATGGAAGATTTTGCTGATAGGTATGTTAATGCACCGATAGTAGGTCCAAACTATGCTTGCTTTGTAAAATCAACTGATTCTGTACCACCTTACATATTAAATACCAGAATTTATAGTTGTCTGTTGATTGAAAACGCAATCAAATATCGTTGGAGAGGGCGGTATAATGAGGATACTGACTTATCACTAAGAGTATTGAAGGATGGATTATGTACTATTCAATTCAATGCATTCCTTGCTGGTAAACTTACTACACAAAAAATTACTGGTGGTAATACTGATGAGTTCTATTCTAAAGAAGGTACTTATCCAAAGTCTAAGATGTTAGAGGATATGCATCCAGATGTTGCAAAGGTTGTTTGGAAATTCAATCGCTGGCATCATCACGTAGATTACAAAAGATTTAGAAAAAATACCTTAATTCGTCATTCAAACTATACTCCAATAAAAGGTATAAATGAGTATGGAATGAGGTTGGTTGATAGAAAAGGTTTAAGATAATTTAAAATTGTAAATTCTGAGTTTACAATAGATCAATATAATAAAGATTTATAATATAGGAGAAATGTATGACATTTATAGCAGCAATGGATCATTCTGGTGGTAGCACTGGCGGTGTATTAGAGCGATATGGTCAAGAATATACTGAAGATAATAAAATGGATTTAGTTCACCGTATGCGGTTGCGTATGGTATTGAACGAAAACTTTACAAGTGATAAGATTAGTCATGCAATTCTTTACAAAGATTCTGTTGAAAAGGATATGGTGGCTGTTCTTGCAAATAAAGGTATCCATGCTATTCTGAAGGTTGATAGTGGATGTGAAACAAATGGTTTCCTAAAGGTATTTGATATTGATTCAATGATACGTTTTGCTTTAGGGTCTGGTTGTGTGGGAACCAAAATGAGAAGTATCGTTAAGGATATGTATGATGTTCCAAAACTTCTTGATCAACAATTTGAGTTAGCGTGGAGAATTTCAAACGCTGGCCTCACGCCAATAGTAGAACCAGAAGTTCCTATTGATGCTTTTAATAAATCAGTCATTGAAAAGCATCTAAATGAAGAATTGATGAATCGTTGTAGAGATTTTCCTGGACAACTTATTCTTAAACTTACCATACCTGATATTTCAGAAACGTACAATAATTTGTATGAATACAATTCAGTTGAAAAGATTGTTGGTCTAAGTGGGGGGTATTCAACTGAGGAAGCATGTGCCAAATTATCTTGCTCTCCACATATGAGTGCGAGTTTTAGTAGAGGTTTGAGTGAAGGTCTATTCCATTCACAAACAGATGAAGAGTTTAGTGAAAGAATTAAATCAAACATAGATATGATATATGAAGCAAGCAAATGGAGTAAAGTATGACAGTCGCGGGTAAGGTATGGGGTCAAACAGAATTGATTGAAGCAAATGGTGCATTAGAATTTCATAGAATTCAAATGAAAGAAGGTGGTGTTTGTTCCAAACATATGCATGAATTTAAATGGAATGGATTTTATGTTGAAGAAGGTATGATGAAAATAAAGGTTTGGTCTGAGGATTATGATTTAGTTGACGAAACTATTTTAGGGCCAGGAGATTATACCAAAGTGAAACCCGGAGTTTTTCATCAGTTTGAGTGTATTCAATCTGGTATTGCATATGAGTTATATTGGGCAGAATTTAACCATAATGATATTGTGAGAGAAACAGTTGGTTATTCTGCTTTATAAAGGATATTAAAATGAACGCATATGCTGATGCTGGTGTTAATATTGAAAAGGGAAATGAGATAGCAAAATATCTTGGTTTCAAAGATTTTGGTGCTTCTATAATGATTGGTGGTGAAGAAGTTGTAATATCCACTGATGGTGTAGGCACAAAAATTTTAGTTGCAGAAGCACAAAATAAATTTGATACCATTGGTATTGATCTTGTCGCAATGTGCGTAAATGATATTCTATGTAAGTTTGCTCAACCAATAGGGTTTCTTGATTATTATGCAACAGGAGAACTATGTTTAGATAAATCAAAAGAGATTTTGAAAGGAATATTAAAAGGCTGTGAACTTGCTGGCTGTACTCTTATGGGCGGTGAGACTGCTGAGATGCCAGGAGTTTATGAAGGTTCTAAATTTGACCTTGCTGGTTTTGTTGTGGGTACTGTAATTGATCGTCATGTACCTAGAATTGTGCAAGAAGGCGATATTCTTGTAGGCATTCATTCAAGTGGCCCACACTCAAATGGATTTAGTATGCTAAGAGAAGTATTACCAGTTGATGAAATACCACTTACACCCACAAGAATTTATACAGATGAAATACTGAATAACCATCATTTGATTAATGCAGTATCACACATTACTGGTGGTGGTCTTATAGAAAATATTCCTAGAATGTTGGGGGGTAGAGAACATAGTTTAGAATTAAGCATAGGAAATAGTGAATGGTGGAATGATTTATATTTCAAATGTCAGAATAAAATGGATATGAGAGAATTTTTAACAATATTTAATGGGGGTTATGGTATGGTGTTAGCCGTTTCTCCACACAATGTGGATAAGTTAAATATAGAAAATGTTAAAGTAATCGGAAAAGTGTTATGATTGAAAAGCAGATTGCAGATTTACAAAGACGTATAGAAAAGTTAGAAGCAAGACCTGTATTATATCAAAGAAAGGGCGTTCTAGGTGATCCGAATGGTTTCGTTTATACTCAAGGACAAAACGCATTACATGAGCCTGTTGAATTAGAACATATTAAAAATAAAGGACTAGAAAATGACTAATATCAACATCACAACAAATCCAACAGGACGTAGCCCAGAAAATAAATACTTTTTTGGTGATGCCACTTCAGAGTTATGCACAGAGAGATCAAAATATTGCAAAGTTGGTAATATGGATGATTATCTTTCATTTGCACATCAGATGCTTCCTAGCATGATAACAGAATATATTTACAAAAAACCTTTACAATTTGAATCTGCAAATATTAGATTTCAAGTATATACCAATGATGAACGTCATGAACAATTTGTAAAAAATATGTTTGATGTACTACCTAAAGGATTTGGGCATCATGTTCCAGATTGGACAATTTGGCACAACACTGAATTAGATGTGCCGCATCCTAAAATCTATGTAAACCTTGATACTAAAACCATGTTTATTGCTGGAACCACATTTCTTGGTGAGATTAAGAAAGGTGTGTTTGGTATCATTGGATTTGAACTTCCTAAACTAGATTATCTACCTATGCATTGTAGTGCATTTACATATGATGCAACTACTAATTTAATGTTTGGTCTGAGTGGAACAGGTAAAACTACTTTGAGCAGTGATCCAAACTATGCGCTAATTAGTGATGATGAGGTTTATTGGGATAATAACGGCATCAAAATGATTGAAACTGGATGTTATGCTAAGAGTGAGGGGTTATCTCCAGAAACACATAAGACTATTTTTGACGCTGTTGAAAAAGCGAAGGCAGAAGATTGCTTAGTTGTAGAAAATCCAGGTGTACCAAATGCAAGATTGAGTTACCCTATCACTTGTGTTGAAAACGCATATCATAAGCCTCAGAAATTTGATCATCCAGATAATATATTTTTCTTAACTATGGACGCAAAGGGTGTATTTCCACCATACAGCAAGATTAGTGGTGAGACAGTTCGTAGATTTTTTGAAACTGGATATACAAGTCAGATGCCAGGAACTGAGAAGGGCGCAACTGAGATTAAGCCACTCTTTAGTCCATGTTATGGATCACCCTTTATGCCAAGGCCAGTGAAAGAATACAGTGACTTATTAATGCGAAAAATTCATGAAAATAATTGTAATGTGTATTTGATTAACACTGGAATGGATAAGGATGGAAAGCGTTTTTCTCTTGACTTTACACGAAAATGTGTTAAAATGTGTATAGAAAATAATATGGAAGATAAGAGTCAAGAAGTATTAAAAACTCTTGAGGATTTAATAGGCAATAAAATATGATTCACTATATATTTGATGTTGATGGAACACTTACGCCAAGTAGGGCCAAGATGGATGAAAAATTCAGTTCATTCTTCTTTGACTTCTGCACATTAAATAATGTATATCTTGTCACTGGTAGTGATAAAGAAAAAACAATTGAACAAGTTGGTAATGTTATATACGGTATGTGTAAACGTGTCTATAATTGCTCTGGTAATGATGTGTGGGAAAGAAGTAAAAATATAAGAAAGAACAATCTCAAACTACCAGACACAATGTGGGGATATCTGAATAAAGAGATATGTGAAAGTGAATTTCCTGTTAGAACTGGTGGTCATATTGAAGAAAGAACGGGCCTTGTAAATTTATCTATCGTGGGTAGAAATGCTGGAAAACGTGCTAGAACTCAATATGTGGCTTGGGATAATCATACAAATGAAAGAAAAAATATTGCGAAACGACTGTCAGAAAAATTTACAGAATTTGATTTTAATGTTGCTGGTGAAACTGGAATAGATATTACGATAAAAGGTAACGATAAATCTCAGATATTGACAGACTTCACTAAATCTGATATAATACATTTTTATGGAGATAAATGTGATTTCGGTGGTAATGATCACACTATAGCAATGGGAGTGTATGATCTTGGCGAACCGAACTCAGTATATCAAGTGCAAGATTGGAGAGAAACTTGGGAACTACTAAAGTCGGTATAACAGCATCAACTTTTGATTTTCTACATGCTGGTCATGTTGCTATGTTACGTGAAGCAAAAACACAATGCGATTATTTAATATGTGCATTGCAAGTTGATCCGTCAATAGAAAGACCACAGAAAAACAAACCACTACAGACATTGGTTGAGCGACATACTCAACTCGCTGGTGTGAAGTATGTTGATGAAATTATCCCATACCAAACAGAGCAAGACTTAGAAGATATATTATCCATGTTTCCTATAAACGTAAGGATTATAGGTGAAGAATATAAAAATGGTAAGTTTACTGGTCGCGCTATTTGTTCAAAGCGTGGCATAGAGATATATTATAACAAAAGAGACCACAGATTTTCATCTAGTGATTTAAGAAAGCGAGTAAAAGATATATGATTATTAATGGTGACTGTATTGAAGAAATGCAGAAATTAATTGACCAAGGCGTTCAAGTTGATGCGGTAGTTACAGACCCACCATATCACCTACAATCTATTGTAGACAGATTTGGAAAAACATCTCTAAGCGATGATACTAAGACTTCAGAAAGAGCGAGAGATCGTAGTGACGGTTACGCGAGAATGTCTGCTGGTGGTTTCATGGGTCAAGAGTGGGACGGTGGCGATATTGCATTTCGTGCTGAGACTTGGAGACTTGCTTGGGAATTATTGAAGCCAGGTGGACACTTACTTGCATTTTCGGCTTCACGCAATTATCATAGAATGGCAGTTGCGATTGAGGATGCTGGGTTTGAAATTCGTGATCAAATGATGTGGTTATATGGAAGTGGATTTCCAAAGTCTCACAATATTGGAAAAAATATTGATAAGATGCCAAATGCAGATTTAAATGCTTTTTCTAAAGCACTTAAAGAGAAAAGAATTGAATTAGGCTACTCTTTGACGGAAGCAGACGAGTTAATAACTGGTGGCTCAACCATGTATTCTTTTTTAGAGGGCAGAAGGAATAATGATGTGTATCCACCAAATAAAAAATATTGGGAAAAGATAAAAGAACATTTTGGCATGGACGGTTGGGACAAAATTATTGAAAACAACTTGAAAGTTGTGGGTGAAAAGGATGGTAACTTTGGTTATCAAAAAGATGGTAAAAGATGGAAAAACACAACCAATGAAACTGAAATGACAAGTAAAACAGCAAAGCAATGGGAAGGTTGGGGTACTGCACTTAAACCAGCACACGAACCGATTGCGGTAGGTCGTAAACCAATATCCGAAAGTACTGTTGCTAAGAATGTATTAAAACATGGTACTGGTGCAATCAACATTGATGCTAGTCGGATTAAATCTAGTGAAAGTATTGAGGGCAGATTCCCAGCAAATGTAATGCACGATGGACTACAGCAAGATTGGGCGCGTTTCTTCTATTGCCCAAAAGTATCAAAAAAAGAACGTGGCGAGAATAACAAACACCCGACAGTCAAACCACAAGAATTAATGAAATACTTAGTGAGGCTTGTCACGCCTAAAGGTGGTACTGTACTTGATCCATTCATGGGTTCCGGCTCTACTGGTATGGCAGCAAAAGATTTGGGTTGTAATTTTATTGGCATTGAGAAATCAGAGGATTATTTTAAAATCTGTCAAGAACGAATTGATGAAACAAACCCACTAAGCGAATTTTTTGACTAGACAATCATTATAGAATATGCTATAATGGTGAAATTAATATAGGAGAATTATATGTCAATAATGGACAAACTCAAAAAGAATTCAAAACTAAAGACCACAGAAGTTCTTTCAGAGTCTAAATTTTTTAATAATAAAGAACAGGTTTCAACACCAGTTCCAATGATGAATGTAGCATTATCTGGATCAATAGATGGTGGTCTTACTCCTGGCTTGACTGTATTGGCTGGGCCATCTAAGCACTTTAAAACTTCATTTACGTTGTTGATTGCAGCGGCCTACTTGGAGAAGTATGAAGATGCTGTAATGTTATTTTATGACTCAGAATTTGGATCACCTGCATCATACTTTGAACAGTTTGATATTGATACCGCGAGGGTTTTGCACACACCAATTACAAACGTAGAAGAATTGAAATTTGATCTTATCGCTCAACTTGAGGGAATGGATAAATCTGACCGTGTTATCGTGGTTATTGATTCAATTGGTAATCTTGCATCTAAGAAAGAAATGGAAGATGCAATCAACGAAAAGTCTGTAGCAGATATGTCAAGAGCAAAGGCACTCAAAGGTCTATTCAGAATGTGTACACCATATTTGGCAATGAAGAATATTCCCATGATTGCAGTCAATCACACATACAAAGAAATTGGGTTATTTCCGAAAGATATTGTGTCTGGTGGAACTGGCATTTATTACAGTGCAAACAACATTTGGATTCTTGGTCGCAGACAGAATAAAAAGGGAACCGAAATTCAAGGATATGATTTTGTTATCAATGTTGAAAAATCTAGGTTCGTTAAGGAAAAGTCCAAAATTCCCATTACGGTTTCTTGGGAAGGTGGCGTTGCACCTTGGTCTGGATTACTAGAAGTTGCTCTTGCTGGTGGATATGTTGTCAAGCCAAGTAACGGTTGGTATAGTTCAGTTGATATGAATACTGGTGAAGTGTCTGAGAAGAAAGTTCGTGAGGCTGGTACTCTTGAAGAAAGTTTTTGGAAGCCTATATTTGATAGCACAGACTTTGCTGAATTTATTAAAAAGCAGTATACTATTGGGTATCAGACAGAAATTGATATGGATGAAGTTATAATGAATGGGGATGAATAATGCCAGAATTTAAAGAAAGTATAGACTATGAACATATTCCACATCCAAAAGACGATAGAGCATGGTCAATTAGAATTTTAGAGGGTGTATATTCTGAAACAGTAGTTTCTTTTGGAACAATCACACTTGATGGTGAGGATAATGAGGATAGTCAAATGACATTTGACTTCACGCTAGAAAGTTCGCCAATAGATGATCTTGATGAAGGTAGTTTGGAGTTCCAAGACTTTGTTGGTAATCTATTGACTTCTATTATAGAGACTGCTATAATCAATAAAACAGGTGAAATGAAGGAACTGTAATTGTCTAATATTGAACAAATAATTCTAAAAAACTTAATCTCTGATGAAAAGTATATGCGTAAGGTTTTACCTTTTATAAAACCAGAGTATTTTGAGGGCGTGTATCGGCAAATGTTTACCAATGTTGGCGTATATGCTGGTAAATACAATAGATTGCCCACTCAAGAAGCGTTTAGAATTGAGATTGATGAATCAGATCGTTATACTGATGAGCAATATAGACATGCTATGGAGATTATACCACAAATCTTTGATGGAACACCCTCAGATGAAGAACATCTTTTAGAGGTTACTGAGAAGTGGTGTCAAGACCGCGCACTATTCAATGCAGTGATGGAATCAATTAGTATCATTGATGGAAAGCATGAAACACTTTCTAAAAATGCTTTACCTGATATTCTAAGCACTGCATTGGGTGTTTCATTTGATACGAATGTTGGTCACGACTATCTTGGAAATTTTGAAGAACGCTATGAATTTTATCATCGCACTGAAGAACGATTACCTTTTGATCTTGAATATTTTAATCTGATCACTAAAGGTGGTTTGCCTAAGAAAACCTTAAATATCATCTTGGCTGGTACTGGTGTGGGTAAATCCCTTTTTATGTGTCACCAAGCAGCGGCAGCACTTTCAGACGGTAAGAATGTTTTGTATATCACAATGGAAATGGCAGAAGAAAGGATTGCTGAAAGAATTGATGCAAATCTTTTAAATATTCCTATTGATCAAATTACTACTTTAAGTAGAGAAAACTTTTCTGAGAGAGTTGCCAATATTTCAAAGAGAACAAATGGTAAATTAATTATTAAAGAATATCCTACTGGTCAAGCAAATGTTTCTCATTTTAGAAGTCTGCTAAGTGAACTTAAATTAAAAAAATCATTTGAGCCAGATATTATTTTTATAGATTATCTAAATATTTGCGCTAGTAGCAGAATGAAGGCTATGGGGGGATCAATAAATTCTTACACCTATATCAAAGCAATCGCGGAAGAAATGCGAGGACTCGCAGTTGAATTCAACGTACCGATTGTCTCAGCAACACAAACAACAAGATCAGGCTTTTCAAATTCTGATATTGGATTAGAGGATACTTCTGAATCATTCGGCCTTCCAGCGACAGCAGATTTAATGTTTGCACTCATATCTAATGAAGAACTAGAAGAAATGGGGCAAATTGCAGTTAAACAGTTAAAGAATAGGTACAATGATCCTACATACAAAAAGCGGTTTGTTATAGGCGTTGACCGTTCTAAAATGAGGTTGTTTGATGTGAGTGATGATCAACAAACTCTAATGGATGATGGTCCAGTATTTGATAAAACCCCTCAAGGACAAGATGCTGAAAAATATAAGGATTTTAAACTATGAATAGAGCGAATTGGTTAGCAGATCAAATTAGATCAAACAATTATAAGATTGGTGTAGAACTAGGAGTGTTGAGAGGACCAACATTTAAGTTTATCGTGGAAAATTGTAGAAACACAAACCATATTGGGGTTGATGTATTTTTAAACGATAAGATTTGGAAAGCAAAAGATATATCAACCACAGAGGAATTGTGTGAACAACCACCTGTTGAATGGTATGGTGAACTTATTAAATTTTGTGAAGGTTTTGATGGTAGAGCAAAATTGATTAGAGACTTCACACATCTTGCACATAATCAGTTTGAAGATGGTTCTCTTGATTACGTTTTTGTTGATGCTTCACATGATGGTGATTCCGTAAAAAGAGATATTGAATTATGGACTCCAAAAATTAGAAAAGGTGGATTGGTATCTGGACATGATATAAATCTTATTCAAGTAGCAATGGCTGTTGTGCAATCAACACCGAAACACGAAGTAGGTCCAGATAATGTATGGTGGTATGTAAAATAATGAAATTGAAAAGTCAAATGAATATAAATATAGTTGACCCAGAAAAATGGAGTAATCTTACAAATGGATGATTTTTTAGATCAAGAGAGTGTAGATAAGATTTCTCAATTATGGGATAAATTTCATAAAGTAGTTGCGGATTTAAATGACGAAGAATTCAGTCATCTTGAAATTGCAGGACTAATGCAAGCATATGCTTTAAAACTTTATAGAATGAAGTTAACTGACGATGAGTATCGGGGAATGTTAAACTATATATTCTTACAGCATAATCGTATCATGGAAGATAACGAGTCAAAAACACTACATTAAAGGACTATATTATGAAAGCAGTTTTAAAAGCATACACGCAAGTACATGAATCGCCAGCCTTGGGTGATCTACAAGAATTTGTCGCATATTGCGCTAGGGTATCAAATCCTTCAAATCAAATCAATAGTGCTACTAGCGAAAAACTTCTACAATATCTGATCAAACATAAGCATTGGTCACCGCTAGAAATGGTATCTGCTACAATGGAGATTGAAGCCACAAGAGATATTGCCCGACAACTCTTGCGGCATAGGTCATTCTCATTTCAAGAGTTTTCTCAGAGATATGCTAATGTTGATGAATTTGGCGATAATATGTTTGAACTTTGTGAAGCAAGACTTCAAGATACTAAAAATAGACAGAATAGTATAGAAACAGATGATGCTGATTTACAATCTGCATGGTATATAATGCAACAAGAGGTGATTGATAAGGTTGAAGAAGCATATCTTTGGGCGATTGGTAATGGTATAGCCAAAGAGCAAGCAAGAAAAGTTTTGCCAGAAGGTCTTACAATGTCGCGTCTGTATGTCAATGGAACGCTAAGATCGTGGATTCATTACATTGAATTGAGAAGTGCAAATGGAACTCAAAAAGAACATAGAGAATTAGCCATACAATGTGGAAAAGCAATTTCTTTAATATTTCCACTGGCAAGTGACTTTTTTAACGAAATAGATTTATACCCAACATAAAAAGGAGAATAAAATGGGAAAGAGACTTTCAACTTTTTGGTCCGATAACAGTAATGATTATTGCGAAATTCATTTTGATTATAAAGAAGAGTATGCGTATATAAAATATTTTACAGAAAATGGAACAAAATATTTTGAAGAAACCTTTCCCAACAATTCCCTAAGATATGTGGAAGATGCAGCAGAAAATTGGGCATTGGGTTATAAAGATTTATCTCCAGAGCATCACACACAATATACTTTAAAATTTGGTTGACAAATGATTTGTAGTATGTCATAATATAGGCATAAACGAATCAGAACAGGACAACAAATGAAGCGTATAACAACTATCGGAATATTAGCAGTTAATTGTGCTATTGCCGCTGGTATTGGCTATGCTGTTTTTGAAGCAAAAAAGCAAGTATCTGATACTACTGAGGCAGTAGAACAACTAGCAGAAGAAAGAGCAAATGAAATTGCAGAAGAACATGCAATTGAACTTGCTTATCAAGCAGAACAAGTAAAACAAGTACAGTGTTTGGCAACAAACATATATTACGAAACTATGGCATCTTCTTTGGCTGATGCCATGGCTGTTACGGATGTGGTTCTCAATAGAGTAGCACATGAAAAATATCCAAGCACACCGTGTGAGGTTGTTCATCAATCTTATCTAAACGATAAGGGTGTACCATTACTCAATAAATGTCAATTCAGTTGGTATTGTGATGGTAAGGCAGATGAACCACAGAATGAAAATTCTTGGACAAAATCTGTTGATCACGCTGTTGCAATGTATAGTGGTGGAGATTGGCGTGGATTAACTGAAGGTTCAACACACTATCACGCAACATATGTTTCTCCATCATGGGCTAAAGAATTCACTAAAATAGTTCAGATTGGCGCACATATTTTTTATCGCATGGAAGATAAATGAATATATTTATTTTAGATAATGACCCTACTATTGCTGCAAAATTGCAATGTGACAAGCACGTTGTAAAGATGATTGTGGAGAGCGCACAAATGCTCTCCACGGCACATCGTATGTTGGATGGTGATCAAGAGTTGCGTCCTTCTAAGTCTGGAAAAAGAATGGTTAAATATTGGGTCTTGCCAGATAGTCGTGAAAATGTTATATATAAAGCAGTGCATATGGGTCATCCATGTACTGTTTGGACTATGAAGAATGATAACAACTACAATTGGCATTATAATCATTTTGTTGCCCTTTGCAGAGAATATACATATCGGTATGGTAAAGTACATGCCACAGAAAAATTACTAAAAGAACCATTATCAAAACCACCTAAAAATATAAAATCAGGTTACAAATACTTGATGAGTCCATTCGCACTTGCTATGCAACATGAACCACAATGTATAAATGAGAGTGACCCAATAAAATCATATCAAGACTACTACAACACGAAACAGAAAAATTTTAAGATGGTTTGGACAAAACGACAAATACCCGAATGGTTTAAGGAAAATATTAATGAGTGAAGAACATAACTATTGTACCACAAAAGGTTTAGGATGGGCATTTCTTGTACTTGTCTTTATGATATTAGGATTACCTGTCATTATGCTAATGTTGACAGTAGGTCTTGAAGATTATGGTATGTACTGTAACATGAATTTACTGCCTTGTTTTGGATTAAGCGAATGATACTATGAAAACTGAAATGATTACGGATGTTCGCCCTAGATTTTGGGATAGAACTAAAC